TTGTGTCTACATTCAAGTTAGGTATAACAAAAGGACCTGAAAGAGAATTAGCATCCACAATAAAATTGTTTGAAATGCTAGAACCTTCTCTTATAGGTAAATTGCTAAAAACAAATGTAGACACCCCATCTACATTAGTTAAAGATGCAGTTACATCTGATTGAGGATAAAAAGTATATGTGGTTCCATTTTGTGTAGTATTAAAATAGGTATCTCTGGAGAGAGTATATGAGGTTTGAGTATAACTAGAATCAGGGACCACAGACAAATCTAATTGTGCTAAAGATGACCTTGCAGAGCGAGGAGTATATCCAAGAGCTTTTGCAAGTGATACCACAGAAGTTCTTTTTATAGCAGTATCTAAAAATGATTCATTTGCCAACATATGTGCAAGCACAGCATTGTAATGTGTGTTGTATGCTAAGGTATCCAGTAATACAGACATCACTGAACCTTCAAAATCATATGAATCAAATTCAGTTTGAGAATCTAAAAAAGTTTTTAGATTTTCTTTTATTGTATCAAAATCTAAGTCTGTAACATTTAACTGTGCCATTTTTTTACCTTAATCTTTCTAAGTTCGCTGATAAAATTTGCGGTTTGTTTATTCCCACTACAAAAAATCTGAGAGTTACAGTATAACTATTTCTACTGAAATCAGGTATTACTTCTACTGATTGCACTTTGGCTCTTGGTTCATAATTTTCTAACATCAATTCTATTTGTGTAGCTATTGTTGATGCAGCTAAGTTGGACATTGGTTCAAAAAGTAAACCAACTACATTTCCACCTTTTCTAGGGGAAAAACGTCTTTCATAAAAATTAGTCATCATTAAAATTTGTATAGCCTGTTTAACAGCATTAACGTCTGTTTTTTTAGGCAGATCACCCGTTACAGGATGTGGTGTACTTAAATCTAAATCTAAGTCCGAATATAAACGTGAAACTTTTAATTTTTGAGTAGACATATGTGTATTTATAAGTTATTTTAGCCTCGGTACAGTCCTGGAATACTAATTTCTATAAATCTTTCTTTTGCGTCAGATACTCTTCTAGTAACAACTTCTGCAAAGTCTGGTACTTGTATATTAGGCAATGAACCACCTTTTATTATGTCTGCTACATTTATTTCCGGAAAACTAATAGGTGTTCCTTTTAATACAACTTGCGATCCATCCTTTTCAAAGTTAGGTACTAATTTACAAATTCTATCTAAATCTAAAGCACCACTTCTTAGAAGTTGAGGTATATCTTGTATTCTTATATTTCCTAAATCTACACCACTCCATTTTTGTTCAAGTCTAGTAAGTTCATTTGCTATATCTTCAGCCGCTAGTTGAGCAGTTAAAATATTTCTTACTATATTTGTAATATCATTTTGTACTGAATCGGGGATAAACGGCACATCAATTTCAGGCATAAGCCCCTTCAAAGAACCAATAACTTTGTCAACTTCGGTCTGTGCTTGTGCTTGAATTGCTCCGACCTGAGATTCAACATCAGCAATCATATCATCTATTTTGGACTCAACTGTTTCAAAATCTTCAGCTAATTTTGTAAGTTTCTCAGCAGGACCGCAACTCATTTCAACCTCCTATAAAAACATTAGTGCTACCAGTAGCTCTGGTATGACCACAATTGTCTGCATCAGTTTTACTGTTTACTGGTATACTGTGGCAAAAAACAGTAGAAGAACCATTGGCAGTAAAAGGAGCACCGTGTAAAGCGGCTCCATGAGGAACTACTGGACTTCCATTTACAGACAAAAGTTTGCTATTGCAAAATACATCACTATTAGAAGGAACTGAAGATATGGCAGCAGATGCTGTGTTTAAGTCCCCAAGTCTATGTGCTTGTTGTCCCATTAGTTCAAATCTATCCTTGAGCCGTCTATATCTACGTTACTCGTTGCTGTAATTTCTACATTAGAGCTAGCATCTATATCTACGTCAGTTGCTGCATCTACATCTACTTTTCTTGCAGAGTTAGCTGTAATGTCTGTTGTTTCGGTAATCATATCAATGTTACCGTCTTTCGCTTTTTCAGTGATAGTATCCTTGGCTGTTATTTTTATGTTTTCATCTGCACCTATCTGTATATTGGCACCTGATAAAATATTACTGTCACCTATGACAACCTCACTGCTAGACTTTTCAACTAGACGAAAGGCTTTTCCTTTAACTTGCTCTTGTAGTTTTTGATTTACTGTTAAAATTTTATCTTTACCGACACTTTTTGTATCCTTTCCTATGATAGAATCTGTGTTATCTAATCCGACACGAACAGTTTTATTTTTATTTACGTTTATACCCATATCTGTTCCTATTTCAGTTAGATCGTTGCCGTTAATTTTTACAATCCTATCTCCGGTAACACTTAAAAAATAGTCTCCATCAATTTCCTGATAATAGTCACCATCTACTCTAAGTTTACAATCACCCACCACAGTAACATTACACCCACCTTCGATAAAAACATTTTTACCCTTTGCTATTATTTCATAATCTTCGCCAACAATTTTAGTTACTCTAGTTCCGTCAGCTTGTATTTCTCTATAAGTACCTGCATTATGATATTCATGTATTCTACCATTTGCAGGTGTATCGTCTATTTCAAACACATGACCGGACTCAGTTTCTTTCACCTGGTTAAAGGGATAAACTGAGGTCACGCCCTCAGGAAAATCTACAGGTTTTCCAATCGGATTATATTGCCCAGATTCACTTGTTCCAAATCTTGGGTGAGGCTCGTTCCATGTTTCTCCGGTATAGTCTTTACCCGCCTTATCAGTTAGCATAGTAGCTACAGACGGGGCTCTAGCAGTGTGTATGTCTGTTGTTCTACGTTCTCGTTTGTCAATCAAACTTTCGTGTTTTTCTGCTGCACCATCTCTCGCAAGTTTAGATATATCAGGTTCATTGAGATATCTAGGAAACTTACCCCTGGGATCCGAAAAACCAAAACTAGGATCCTCAATCTTTTGTTGAGGCATACCCGGCATACTTCCTATAATCACAGGGTGTTGTTCATTTTCACCGTCACTAAAGAATCCTATTACAGCAGAGCCTTCTACTAAAGAAGGAGTCTCACAAACACCAGTGTTACTAGAAGATGAAACAGGCATTACAGGAGTAGCCCATGGCAAATCTGATGTTGGCAAAACTGTTCGGTCTTCTGTATGATAACCAATAATACGAACACGATATCTACCCATTTTTTCAGGATCTACTCTATCCTCAACAATACCCATCCACCATCTAAAATCAGGTCGCTGCATTTTCATACACTCCTAAGTCACTTCCGAGACCGTTTTTGATTAGTTCTAAAGTCATAACGTGTCTGTCTATATTAAATTTGTGATGTATAGCTGTTACAAAAAATACACCGCTCAATGAAGGATCAAAAATAGTGTCTATATCTTTTGTTTCTGTATCTTTTGCGCCTGATGCAGGATATAAAACACTTATGGCACAACCAACTTCAATATCAGTTCTCCCAGGAACTGTCATTTCAAAGGTGTATTGATTCAATCCATTCAAATATGATTGCCTAAAAAGAAACCTATCACTATAGTATTCTGCAGGATGACCCTGAGGTAAATTTTCATTGTCAGTTAGTCCATAGTCAGGAAAAACTGAAGAATTATACATGATAAAAGATACCTTATTTCTAGGATTTCTAGGGGTTTCAGATGGAAAAGGGTTTCCAATATCTGTTCTATAAAAATTTTTAACTTCATTTACATAGTCTAAATCCCGCTGTACAAATTTTTTAGTGGCTAAATCATAACCATATATACTACTAGATAACAGACCGACTTGTTGACTGTCTAACATATCAATACTTTTTTTGTATTTCATGTCTTCAATTCTAGTCATAACATCAGGTAAAAGATTACCATAAAAATCAAATCCAGTTTCTCTTCTTGGAATGCTTTGTGAATCTCTTTCTAAAACATATTCATCAAAAAGTCCTTTTGTTAATTGTGTTTGTATCAATGACTCTATACTAGAGAAGTAAAAATTTTTATTACTCTCAAAAAATAAATAGTCAGATCCATTTAAAGATTTACCCCTCACCCTTTTTGAAATAAATCTCATATTTTTGAAAGGAGTCCAATAATTTGAAGTATATACTATTTTACTTCTGTGCGGAGTGTCTGTAAGTAACAAAGGAGTGAAGTCGGGTTTTCCTAATACTCTTTCAGTTCTTATGTGATCTTCAAAAACTTGTGCTGCAACCTCATCCGTGGTTCCTCTGAACGTCTTAGATATTGGCTGTGAGGTGTCTAAATAATCTTCTATAGAAGTAAAACAAAGTGTATAAAATTGAGACCCGTCATTATTAGATATTCTATCTTTAATGGCATATAGATTAAAAGTTTTTTCAATTACATTGTGTGTGTCATCAGATAACGTCGGTGTTCTCATTTTTAGCGTTATTGCTTCGTCACCTATTATAGGTAAAGAAACAATTAAATTCAACGCATCGGCTATTACAATTTTACCTGTAAGAGACGGAGAAAAAATATCCTCAAATAAATGAAGTTCTATAAAAAAGTTGGTGAGATCAACTACGCCATTATCGCCTATAGTGTGTATCACCAAAGACTCTAATTCATAATCACCGGCTTTTATTAGTTTTTCATCAACAGGAACACTCATACTATCTAGCCATTAAGCGTTTATAGGATTTTACAAACTCACCTAAAAATTCAGGTTTTAACAAATATATTTGTCTTTTATCGTCATTGAGTTCTTCTTCATACTTATAGTTAGTCACTGACTCTATTTTACCTGTTGCAAAATCAGATGCATTATAATCAACATAAATTTCTTCTGTAACATCATTATCATTCACATCTTTTTTAAGGACGTAGTGGTGTACTTCAGATGCATTGTTTACACCGTACTTATCTTCAACATATTCAAATAAAGAATTTTGTGGTCTTGGCCATTCGTTGTTTACATCGACAATATTATTTATGGTTAAAATTATCCAATGATAGTAAGCAGTGCCATACCAGTTATATGCAACATCCTCAGGAGTTTCTCTATCCTGAACATAATATTCATTCATGGCTAAAGTATTATTTTGATATTTGCTAATAGCAACTCGTCTAAATATATCAGTTACAATTCTAGGTTTATTGTCTATGTTATACCGCATAGTCGGCATATTTTTAAAAAACATTACAAGCTGTCCTCGTAATCTAGTCCAATCCTATCGTTTGTTAGTGTTTCTAGTTCTTCAAATACTAAATCTAATTGAAACTCAGATGGAGCGCCTTCAGTGTCAATAAAAGAAGTAAAAGCATCTTGTCCGCCGTATGTTACTTTCATCCCTGTTAAAGCACAAGTAGATATCCTGCTAACAAACTTATTTCTTTTTCCTTTGTAACGATATTCAATATGGAATTCAGAAGGATACTCTAAAAACAAATTACTATGATCGTTTTCTGGGTGCATATGATATTTAAATTGTTGTATTATGTTTAATACATTACGTAACTCTGGTAAGTTTCTAGGTGCAAATTTATGGGAAAAAGCAAACTTCCTGAATCCCATTGATTTAAACAGTTGTTCTTTGTATGGATTAGTTACCTTCTTAGAAGTTGCTTCTATGCCCGCTGCTAAATCACCACTTATACCTAACGCCCCTGGCAACGATGCAGCAGCGCCTATAACTCCTCTAACGCCAACCTCACCTAAACCAGAAGCTCCTGACATAAAACTTTCAACAGAAAGATTTGCTCTTTCACCTCTAGCCAACATACCCCCAAGAGCGCCAAGTTCTTTTTGTTCCCACATTGCTTCATATTCTGCAATCGGGGGTTGTGTTACATACAACTCTATTGCTGTCATTATATCCACAACTGAATTGTTTTCTGCTGCCAATGAACCCGCCGCCGCACCCGCACCTGCAATCATTACTCCTTGTGCGAGTTGTCCTAATCCCCCCAACGGGGTTCCTTGAATTTGTCTAGCAGTATTATTTAAATCTTTTAATCTTTTATATGCAAATGCAGCGCCTGCTACTGTGCCAAGTGATGCTAAATATTGTTGAGCATTTTCACCGTTAGTTCTATTTTCATCAGATGAATCAAACGCCGCAGTAAGTCCTTGATTTTGTCTTATTTGTGCAACTCTACTATTACTTCTAGCTAAAATATTAAAAACAACACTGTGTACTAACTGTGTGGTGTCTGAGTTACTAATAGAATCATCAAAAGCACCCATGGGATATGATAGTAAGGATGGGGGAACAGCTGATTGAAGAGACAATCTATTCCTTACATCTTCATCCATATTATCAAAATTTTCTCTTTGTATACCGTTTACACCATCTTCCCACGCTTGAGTAGTTCTGTTCCAGACAATTCCTGCTGTATCTCTTAAAGAAGCAATAGAATTAGAACCAAAATTTGATAACCTTTCCAAATATCCAGGATTTTGTGAGGTATCTCCTTCCTCTATAGATGCTGCATAAGGAACTACAGTTGTAACCGAACCACCGTCCTGACCCGGAATGGTCGATGTAATGGTGCCTCCAACAGGCGTTACTTGTTGATTGGTTGATTGAGCATTAGGTGCAGTACCACTATTATCAATGGTTGTAACATTTACATCTACGCCTGACATATAAATATCCTAAGACTAAGTTATTGTTTCACATTATTTATAAGGATTATATGACGTATCGGAAAGAAATTTATTCCGGCAGATTTATGCCGAGAAATCCTGCTAAGTATAAAGGAAACGTATCAAACATAATTTATAGATCGGGTTATGAGCTAAAGTTTATGAATTGGTGTGATCTCAATGATTCTGTCATGGAGTGGGGTAGTGAGGAAATAGTGATACCGTATCGTTCTCCGTTAGACAACAAAATCCATAGATACTTTGTTGATTTTTTCATCAAAGTCAAATCAGGTAATAAAACAAAGATGTATTTGATTGAAGTGAAACCTCACAGGTTCACACAAGAACCAAAAATACCGAAAAGAAAAACAAAAAGATTCATACAAGAAGTGAAACAATGGGGTGTGAATCTTGCAAAATGGGAAGCTGCCAAAGAATTTTGTGATGACCGTAAGTGGGAATTTAAAATTATAACTGAAAAAGAACTTGGATTATGATTATAAATAATACACTATGGCAAATCCTTTTCAAAACATAACAACAAGCGCAGGCGAGCAGGATCGTTCGTTTCGATGGTATCAGCAAGCTGTTCGTAAGTTTGCTAATGGTATTAGATCATACGGTGAAGCTGTTAGAACTGACTTAGGTGAATTGACAGGAAGTTTGGAGCCGGGTGATATGTATATGTTTGTATATGACCCGAAAATGAAAAAACAACTTCCTTACTTTGACAGATTTCCTTTGTGTATGCCTTTTGATGATACAAGTAATGGTTTTGTAGGACTTAACCTACACTATTTGCCTCCCATGATGAGAGCAAAACTGTTAGGATCTTTGTTAGATTTTACAGACAGAGAACTGACTGCGAAAAGTAAAATTGAAGTAAAGTGGAGTATGTTGAAAAGTTTTTCAAGATTCCCAGGAATAAAACCAACAATAAAAAAATATTTGTATTCACAGGTCAATAGTAGATTCTTAAAAATAGATCCTGAACACTGGAAGGCATCCATATTTTTGCCAACTCAAAGTTTTCAAGGCGCATCTACACAGGCTGTATACCAAGATAGCAAGGATGTAATCAATGCCTAAATCAATGACAAACTACCAAGAGTTTATGCACCGGATGAGAAGAGAGCATCTTCCACGTTCGGATAGATTTGAGGTAGAAATAGGTGGTTGTAAAAAGTTAGGAGCAAATTTTCTCACAACATTAATGTGTGAAGAGGCGCAGTTGCCTGGGCTTTCGGCAACTAATGTGCCTTACAAAATAGGACCTTGGACAGAATACCGAACACAAAACTTAGAATTTTTGTCCACTGAAATTGTATTTACTTTTCTTGTAGATGAAAACTGGAGCCTAAGAACCTATTTTGAGTCTTGGATAAATCATACTGCAAACATGAGAACAAAAGAAGTTAGTTTTTATAGTGACATAACCGCAGACGTAAAGGTCAAGTCTTTAGACACACAGGACGAGGTTATAGCTGAATGGAAATTTATTGAAGCTATGCCAAAACTTTTGAACATAACACCTGTTGCTTGGGGCAACACACAACAACTCAGAACATCATTGTCCATGTCGGCTAAACGATGGATGACCACGTATGCCAATTATGAGGACAATTCAGTTTCGGGCGGTTTTAGAGGAAGTGATTTGAGAAATGAAGCTATAAAAAGAGATATTAGTAATACTGATAACACTAATAATGTGACGTAAACAGTAATTAAATTATAGGAGATTGTGATGGCGTTGCCAAGAATTGATGTTCCAAAATTTGAAGTAACTTTACCTGGAACCACTGATATTATAAAATGTAGACCATTTTTAGTTAGAGAGAGTAAAATATTAACTTTAGCTGTAGAAAGTGAAGATAAAGTAGGTATGCTTTCTGCTTGTAAGCAAGTAGTAGAAAATTGCACCGAAGGATTAGATGTAGAAAATTTACCCCTTCACAAATTACAGTGGTTGTTTTTAAAGTTAAGAGAAAAATCAGTAGGTGAAATACAAGGACTAGAGCTTATGTGTGGTTCTTGTCAAACAGTAGTAAACTATGATATGAAAATAGATGATTTTGATTTTATAGGGAACATTGAAAGTGAAACTAAAAAAATATTAATAAATGAATCTGCAGGATTTGTACTAAAGTACCCGTCTCCTGAAATTCAAATGAAAATGGAAAAAATGAATGAATCCGAAATATTAAGCAGTTGTATAGAATATATTTTTGATGATGAGGAAATTACTAGACCTAATAATGATAATATTGAAGAGATAGTAGATTTTTTAGAATCTCTTACACTAGAAAAGTATCGTGAAGCGGAAGAGTTTTTAGCTAGTTTGCCGACAATAGCAAATGAAGTAGCATGGGATTGCAATAACTGTAAGAAACATAATGTGATAGTAATAAACGGTTACGAACATTTTTTCGTTTAACTCTTTCTCAGGATTCGATTGAAAATTATTATCAAACGAATTTTTTACTGATACAAGAACATCATTGGAGTTTAACAGAAATAGAAACAATGATGCCCTGGGAAAGAGATGTTTATGTTAGTATGTTAATAACACACTTAAAAGAAAAAGCAGAGAAAGCGAAACAACAATGAATTCAGTTTTTCAAAATATCTTAGTTGATATGTTACAACAAAAATATCCGAATACTAAATTTAGTATTGACGGTAATAAAGTAACCAGTGATGACAATGAATTTCTTTCTATAGCAGAGCTTACTGAGGAAGAAGGCTATGGTGGAGTTTGGGTTTGGGATGTTAATACAGGTCCGTATAGAGGAGTATTGGGAAACGCAATAGAAAAAGCAACTACACAGTATTTAAAGGAAAACCCGGATCTTAAACCTGCTCTTTTTGTAGACGGAGATAATCAAAATCCTGAGGCTTGGACAGCTATTTCAAACAAACTAGGATATGCACTAATTGATGAGGATTTTGACTTTGATGAAGATATGGAGGATAACAGTAATATGTCAACTCCCTCGCCATCACCTACACCCTCGCCATCACCTACACCTACACCCTCGCCATCACCTACAAAATCAAACAAAACACCTAAGAGAAAGTTTACAATGGCAAATAGAGTAGAAGGTAGAAATATACTAGACGAAGGCTTTGGAGGAGCTAATATTAGAGATATGAACACTGGAAGATTCAGTAGTGGTGAAAAAGCTAAGGGTTTAGTAGAAACTATAAAAACCGCAGCATCAGGAAAAAATTTAAATACTGCAAATATACAAAGAAGTAGCATAGCCAGTGCTTCCTCTACAATGGCTGAAAATTTAGGTAGAAACACTATCGAAATACAAAATATCCTAGAATC